GGAGAGTCTTTCCTACCATGCCAAGTGAGTCTCCATTCATATTCATCTTTCATTCTCCTACCTCCTTTTATCCAGCTACTTTTTCTCCAGTTTCAACGTCATAAAGTTGTCCTTTCCCAACTCCAAGTGGTTTACCTTGCAATACCCAACACTGGGAACACATGAATGCCCAAGGTCCCATCCTTGTTTTTGCATCTGCATAGAATTTTCTGCCGTTCAGGTGAACAGCGTCGCATTCTTCAACTGATTGTCCACAAAGGTCGCATTTCATCTTGTTTCACCTCCTTCAAATTATAGTTCATCAATGAAAAATGCCACAGGACTTTCTTGGTCCTTTTCATTCCATAATCTAGGTAACGGAACTTTGTTGGTGTTTCTATCTATATCGACAATGATTAGTCGATCTGGAGGAAACTTCTCAAGTTCCTTGATAGGTTCTCTAACTGTCATTCATTTCACTCCTTTCACGTCTTTCAATTCCAATCTTTTTAACTCCACCATAAAGTTGTGAAAATACTCCTTTATAGCGGAATTGATTAGAGTTGAATAATCAACCCCAGTCTCACAGTGAAGAGCGGCGAGTTCCTCTAGTCGTTCTTCATCTATTTTTATCTCGTGCTTCATTTGTTTCACCTCCCTTCATTAAATAGTTACAATCCATCTTACCATCGCCGCCCATGTTATCACATTAAAATGTATTTGTCAACACCTTTCGGCCAATTATTTTCATTTACAGTTTTTGACCACATCTGCGATCAATTAGTTAACAACCAAAGTAAATGCAAAGTTCTTTGGCGCAATCTTTTGAACGCAGCTATTGCTTCACCCTCCGATGAAGTACTAATGATAATGTTTTTCTTCAACAATATTGCTAACAACACATGGTAAGACACTTCAATGTCCATTTTGGTCCTCCGATAGTTTGTTTAAAAATTAAACAATCTATTCACCATCCTCCTCGTTGTCCCTCGAAGTTGTCCCCACCAACTGACTCAACCTCTCAGGTGACAACAACTCACTTTCCAACCTCCTTTGTTCTTCATCTCTCTTCGAGATCTCACTACATTTCCTTTCATATTCATCGTCAGTCATTTTTTCACTGACAGTTGGAACATTAGAAGTTTCAACAGCGTCTTCGACAACGTCGCTGTTGTTACCAGTGTCGTTAGTCTCAGCTATTAATCCTTGACTTCTTGCAGCCTGGATAGCTCGTTCTTTCAACCTCTTAATTTCCTCATTTCTCCTTTTCACTTCATTCACCTTATGCCTAACCTCTTCGGGAGTTGCTAGCAGTGCGTTCTTACTCTCTGGAATTTCCGATCTATAGACGTCCTTGTTCCTATGATGTATAGTTTCATACCTATACTTGTCAAGCACTCCTGGGTCCATCTTTGCATCTCTGAGATTCTCTGCTGCGAGTGCATAAGGCAATTTCATTGATGCTCTTTTCCTTGTCGTGAGTTGTCTATAACCCCTTTCCTCCAACCACAGGAGTGCATCACTTAATCTGTCAACTCTCTGCACCCTGTCACCTATTACATCATCCAACATCTTAACGGCCCAATTGACTAGTTGACTCAACGACCTTGGCATGTCACCTCCTAGTGACTCAATGAACATCCCCACTCTTGCCAACGAAATGAGATCAACCCTTGCACTGACAGGCAGTGACCTCTCAATCATTATTTCTTTCTCAAACCTGTTCATCTCAGTCCTCCTTTCTCTCTCAACAATTCACTTCTCACCACAGACCATTCTTCTGGACTAAACAGTCCCCTCCCATCTCTCAATCCAAAACTCATTAACAACAAGTTATCTTCCCACAATTTCCATTCCGTGAATCCTCTTTCTTTCAACACCTCTGCGTAGCTCGAAACTATCCACTCTACAACCCGATCAAGTGACTTGAAATCTATCCCTGGCATCTTCCCACTTTCAATCTCACTCCTAACTATCATTGACAACTCACTTGCCTTCAATCTCACATTGACATTCTTGAATCTTTTCCTAAGAAATCCCTTTGCACTTTCGCTCTTTCTAATTCTCTCTAACAACTCCATCTTCTCCTTTCCTCCTTTCTTTCACAGCATTGATGTGGACCAACTCGGTGCTCTTGCACCGAAAGTTCGTTTATTTTCCAAACGATCTATTTTCGGTGTCTTTTTACAACGAAGTCGTGTAATACCAATTGTAACCGTAATTGCAATTGTAATCCGTAATCCACCTTAACGCCGTGGGTGTTTGTAACCAATTTCGTCTCTCATAACCTGTAACTCGTAATTGTAATTGTAACTAGTTACAACTCTATATATATATCCCTTTGGAGCTTCAAATTCCCATTGTTGTACATTTTACATTACGTATTACATACTACATGGTTACACAACTACACACTACATACTATGTATTACGTACTACGTAATTACGTGGTTACGTAGTTACGTACGTCTCACTGTAACGCCCAAAAAAAATTACCCCGGGCGTTAAGGTGGACTACAAATACATATACGATTACGATTACAAACCATATTACAACAACTACTCTCCATTGTCAATGAAAAATTATGTGCAATTGTTAACGCTTCGGTGTATAGCACTGAGTGGTTTATTGTTAGTTGTAGAAAATAGTTTGTTCAAAAATTAAACGATCTACTCGACTACGTCTAGGTACCTTCTAAACCCAAGGTTAAATGCACAACTTTTGTGACAAAGTTCTAAACCCAAAGTTGTCACCAAAACTATGTTCAACGAATTTGAAAAATAAAAAGCCTAGGACATTTGCCCTAGGCTGTTGAATATGGTAGGTGGTCGGTTAATGGTTAGTTGTTACTTAAACATCGAGGTTTTCTAGCGCCTGAGGATTATCAACTGCCAGTTCGGCAATCTTTCGTGGCAATCCTACAGCTACAAGCCTTTTGATTTTCTCCTCACGTGACTCGATCTTTCGACCGCACTCGAGGGCGTTAACAGTGGTATTGTTTAATTTCAACGCCTCGTCCTTTGTCAACGCTCTCAATGGCCGTTGAAAAGCAATCACTCGATTGCTCAAGGCCCAGTCGATTAGTTGATCCTTTGACACGTTAGAAAAGTCGAACGTGATTGTCAATTGGACTTTGTCACCATTATCTAGCGTGGTCTGAAACGTATGCGTCTTTTTCATGCCAATATTCAATTATCAAAGAACACTAAATCATTTACCATTACCATAACACATCTAAAAAATTTGTCAATCCGAGAACTCGATGGGGGAGTTGGACCTTGCAAGCCCGCGGGTTGACTCTCACAAGTTTTGTCCAAGAAAAAGTAAATGTACAATGTTTTGCATTTCATGGTGCTACGCACCAAAGACAACGAACAACTCACCACGAACCACGAACAAAGTTTGTTTAAAATTTGAACAAACTCCGTTAACACTTTAGTGTGCGATACTAAGTTGCGTTAAAAATGCTAAAAATTACATTGACAAATAACCATTGACGTTGTATGATAGTGTCAAGTAAAATGAAAAAGGTCTGCGGAGAAAAGAATGCAACAAAGTGAAGTGAAAAAAGATGAACCAAAAAGAATAATGGGCCTCTACGGTTTCGAATATAAGGAACCAGATAAACGCTTGAAGCCCATTGAAGAGCGCAAAAGATACGAAATAAAACGTCTTTGGCAGCGGAACCATGAAATAGTTAATCTCGCCGCAAGAGGATTCAAGAACACCGAGATAGCCGAAATCTTGAACATAACTCCTGCGACGGTCAGTGCTACATTGAACTCTGAGCTCGGTATGAGGAAACTCTCAGAACTTCGTGAAGCACGTGATGATGAAGCGAAGAAAGTAACAGAGAAAATTAGAATTTTAACCAACAAAGCATTACGAATCTACCACGAAATTTTCGACGACGAATCTGGTGAGTGCACTTTGCGGGACAAAAAAGCTGCCGCAGACACTGTCTTGCTTGAACTAAGCGGCCTCCGAGTTCCCACAAAAGTTCAAAGCCAATCTATCCACACTGTCCTTACAAAGGACGAAATAGAGGAACTCAAAAGGCGCGGTATCGAAGCTGCACGTGAAAGTGGGTTGTTAGCACCTGATGAACCATCAAAGCAAGCGAGGCCTTCAAACAATACTCACAACGTTAATGACGATGAAGAGGAAACGGCGTGACAGTCTGGTACAAACAAGGTGTTATTGGCGACTTGCAGCAACCAGCTAGAAAAGGCCTAGGACGGGTTGCTAGGTTGTTAAAGAAACATGGTGAAGATCTATTCGTCACATCTCTACGCGATGGAAACCACTCACCAGGTTCCCTCCACTATGATGGCCTAGCATTTGACGTGCACTATCCGCACAGTGTAGCTGTGCAACACATAAAAGCTGCCCTCGGCCCTGGATGGGATGTAGTTCTCGAACCAGACCATATCCACTGTGAATACGATCCAAAGGAGTGACAAAATGTCTCTCGATCCAATAACTGCAGGAATAGACCTAGTAAAAGAGGGAATTAAACGCATTTTCCCTGAAAAGATGTCAGAAGAACAAGAGCGCAAGCTTGACTCAGTACTCGAACAATCTTTTCGTAAATTCATAGTCGAATACGAAGGCTCAGCACGTGACTATCAAAATGTACCTATTGTTGGTCCAATAGTTTTGTTATTCAGAGGTCTGATTCGTCCTCTTTGGACAATCGGAACTTTGTATTGGAACTGGGTTTATTTCACTTCTATAGACCAGTGGCCTGAGATGAAGTGGAAACTACTGTTAATAAACACTATCTTGGTTCTCGTTTTCTGGTTCGGTGAACGAGCAGTTAAAAACGTAACTCCTTTCCTTGTCGAGTTGTTCAAGAAAAGATGAAACCTGAGTTATCAATAATAATCTCGAATCGCAATGACATAGCAATGCTCGCAGTTACCATCAGGTCGTGCATTGAATCTTTCCGTCCATTTCCTAAAGGTTTCTGCGAAATAGTAATCTGCGACAACTCAGACGAACCAGCTTACGAACTCGTGAAAGCTGCAATTCCTCAAGGTTACATAAAAGAAGGAATCATCAAACTCCTTCGTCAAACCTTCCCTTGCCTATTCTCAGCACGTGAAACTGCAGCACGACACGCACAAGGTAAATACATCCTTTGCCTTGACTCTCACATGCTAGTCGGGAGACACACCTTCACCGACCTCTATGCTTTCATGGAACAACACTCAGAAGATGAAACTCTCGGTTTCGCTCATGCACCAATCAACTGGGCACACCAACATGAGTCACGCTCCAAACATGATCGTGACATGAGTGTGCACGAGCTAGGCGATTGGAACTCCGTTTACAAAAATCCTCACCCAATGACTTGGAAAGGTATGCCCTGGATATGTCGTCGTGAGTGGTTCCTTTCAAGGGAAAATGGCATAGGCGGTTATGGAACTCTTGCAAGGCATCGTGTCTCTTGGGGCGGCGGAGACATGCACATCGGAATTAAGCCCTGGTTACTTGGTTATGTTAACTGGGCAGTTCCCACCAATGCTTGCATCCACATAGGACCGTTCCCTAAACTCGACCAATCAAAAGACAAACACTCAGTTAGTGTTTCTCACTATGTCAATCAAGACCGCTATCGACTTTATGCAAAATCAGGAAATTTCCCTCACACTTTCGGATTCCTCGTCTCGTGCTACGTTCTTGGTGGCACTGAAATGATGAAGCGTAATGAGAAGATACTGACCGAGAGGTTTGGTCGCTACCTTGATGTCAAAAGGTGGTGGGACAAAGCTATTGAAATTGGTTCTGAAGAACGTGAGTGGTTGTTAAGGGATCAGAAAATCTCCTTCAACGAACTGTTGAAGTTAAAACCTTGGAAATCAATCGAAGATTGTTCAAAATTTAAACAAACTGTCTGGAGGTCTTAGATGAAATCTTTGACAAGAGCACTAACACTCACTTTGGTAGTTCTATTCTCTATCATCTTTTTCACCAGTCCTACAAATGCTACCTATCTCCGTGACCTAGTGATGACCGGCACAGACGGTCCTTGGACTGATGTTCGTTCCTACAGTTCAATCTCTGACGCTATAACGGCTATTGGATCCGACAAGCAGACGCTTCTAATACCAATAGAAGTCACATGCACCAGTTTGACAATACCATCTAATGTAACTCTCAAATTCACTAAAAATGGTGCTATCAACAACTCAGGTCAACTCACAATTCAAACAAAAGACATCATCGCCGACAGTCACCAAATATTCACTGGTTCTGGTGACATAGATTTTGCCGACACCACTGAGGTAAAAGCTTCTTGGTTCAACTCTCTGGATGATGCCATTTCTTTGACTAACGATGACGGAGTGCGTCTCATAATAGATGACCAATACACTCTCGATTCATCTCAGACGCTTGGAACCGAAGTAATCCTTGTCTTTCCATCTCCAGATTCTGCAATTTCAACTAACGCTGGTGCTACTCTGTCAAACATCTCGAATATTGAGGCTGGAAAACACGTCATCCTAACTGGCGATGGAGACTTCGATTTTGTCGAAGGTTCGGCTGTTCACTCTTCGTGGTTCACCTCTCTTCGCAGAGGCATTGCCTACATAGACGATGATGATATAAACTTGACAATGCTAGTCGATGGCAATACTAACATTGATTCTGACACTACCACTGACGAATGTATCAATTTGAGAGTCGAAAAAGGCAATCCAATCAACATCTCTGCTGGCGTCACCCTCACCATCAACGGTCCTTTCGAAGCTGGGCTTTATCAGGTGTTTAGTGGTGATGGAGATATACGCTTTGGGGTAGGTATTATAAAAGAAGTATATCCCCAGTGGTTCGGTGCCAAGGGAGATTGGGTCATGGATATTGATGGCTCGTCCCCCTTTGGTACAGGCACAGACGACACAGTTGCTATCCAAAAGATGTTTGACTCCTTGACTACACAGACGGATGATACACAGGCGCTTACCGCTGAGGCAATGAGTACGAACATGAGGATAATCTTTCCTAAAGGAGTCTATCACATTAGTAGTCCGATAACTATTGGTGGTACAGGCGAATACCTACTTCATTTAGAAATTGAGTTCCAGCAAGCAGCGATTCACGCAGATTTAACAGGATATTCCGATACTACTTTTGCCGTTACCATTACCAATCTTAGGTTCTCGACACTACGTGATGTTAATATCTACTGTCATGTCGGAAGTGGTCTGAAACTAGATACCCTATCGGATTGTCACATTGAGAATCTCTCTGTCGGGGCTAATGGAAACGCTAGTCTAGATCTGAGGGGTGTTGTTATGTCAAACACCTTTAACAATCTGAGGCTGAATCAGCCACATGGCTTCAACGGTGCTACTTATGGACTCTACATTGATACCAGCATTCCGACAGAGGATACGTGGTCTAATTTAGTGATAAACTCCTTTGATGGAACATTTATAGCAGGGGTAGATACATTCATCTATATTAAACAAGCAAATAGCATTAGGTTTGATGTTCTTGAACTTGAGGGCGGAACAGACCCTGGAGTTTATGTTGAAAACGGGTCCAGGATAACCTTTAGCAATGGTTACGTTGAAGCCCTTTCAAATCCAGCATATTCTTTTTATTTTAAAAATTCTGACCATATAACTCTTTCTCACATAACAACGGGGGCCTACTATCACCGTTTGAAATTTGAGGATTGTACTTTTATAAACATGGACAATCTAGAGAATGGCGGTCCGCCTGTACTAGTAGGAGCCAATAAATTTATAACGGCGAGAAATTGTAGTTTTAGAGCTACTACCCCACGTCATGTATTTAGCGGTCCTTCGCCGGCCTCTCCACCCTACACAGAGGTGGATGATATAGATTTCAAAAATGTCCAAGTCATTAATACTACAGATACTACAGTTAAGGGTTTACTTAACATTGAAAGCATGGCATTGGGCGAAGGCGAAAGTAATCTTTTGTATAATCCTAGAGCACTAGATCGATACAAAGGAACCCACGATGGAGCAGACGATGCAGCAGTTCTAACTGATTCATCAGCTGCCTGGCTACCAGATGAACTAGTTGGTTTGACGATAAGTAATACCACGGATGGAAGTTCGGGGACAATTACAGCCAATACTGCAACAACTGTTACTGCAACCTTGAGTGGTGGAACGGATAATGACTGGGATATTGGAGATTCTTATACAATAAACTATATTGGTCATGTGACTTCGTATAGATGCGATGTCTACGATGATGGAACGCAGACGGATGTTAGTCCGCTTGGGTATAGGGAAGCAATTGTTGAGATTACATCGGACGCCAGTTATCCATATTTAAAGCTTGACATAGACACCTCTAGGTTGAGAAAGACTACCACTCCTGCAGTACTCTTGATAGCCTGGAAATACTCACCGTTATCTGGTACAACTGATATTGCAAGTTCAGGTGGTCTTAGTTCAGGGGCAGTATATTCCGCTAATTATGGAGATATCCATTTCTTTCAAAATGACTGGATTATTACAGCAACGCTCATCAATATAACACATACACAAACTGATGTTACAATTGTATGGAACTACAACAGTACATTCAACGTGGGAGATAAGTTCTTGTTTGGAGGAGCAATACTATACGAAGGACATAAAATAAAGCTGCCCTAAGCTGATTGATCGAGACAGAGAATCGACTCAATACTCAATAATTTTTCGGTGAAGGATGCTTTGGAGAAGTTTCTGAGGTGAGTGATATATCCAATATATTATCTCTTTGTGCTATCAGCACTCGCATGACTGCTAAGACACTCTTTCCAGAACGTTTCTATGCCCCATTTGCAGAAAACGTTCATGGAAAGATCTTTGACTTGATAGATGGTCCTGCAAACAAAGTGGCAATCGCAGCACCCCGTGGTTGGGGCAAAACGAGTATTGTCGCCCTTGCATTCATGGCTAGATACATTCTATTTAGGCTAACGAGTTTCATCGTCTACATAAACAAAAGTCATGATGCTGCATCTCTGCAGACCGAAAACCTGCGCCGTGAACTCGTGACTAATAAAGTAATAAGGGCCTTCTTTGGCGAAGTAAAACCAAAACACGTTTCAGGTGAGTTCGAAGAAGTATTTAGTAAAAAAGCCTGGGTTGCCTACGACACACTTGTCTGGCCTCGTGGTGCTGGACAACAGGTTCGAGGTGTTCTCTATAAAAATGATCGCCCTGGACTAATCGTAATAGATGACCTCGAAGACCCTGAGAAAATCGAAAATGATGATATAAGAAAAGGTTGGCACACTTGGCTTTACGCTGACGTAATAAAAGCTGTTCCTCGTCTACACAAGAATTGGAAGATCGTCTATATCGACACTCTAAAACATGAAGATTCTGTGCTTCAAAAGTTACTTGATTCGGAGGAATGGGAAAGTGTGCGCCTTGAAGCTTGCGACGATAACTTTAATCCAACAGCTCCAGAGTTCATGTCTAAAGAAGACATAGAAGAAGAATGGCAGCACCATGTTGAGGCAGGTCAAACTGATGTATTTTTCAGGGAGTTACGAAACCTTCCAATTTCAACTAAAGATTCGTCTTTTCAACAAGACTATTTTAAATATTATAACTTACCACCTGGACGAAGTCCAAGGGAAAATGACCTGGCATTAACCGATGTAGAGGTCCAGCAAAGCAACAACATTGAAACAGTTGTTCTAATGGATCCTGCAAAAACTGTCAAAATCCATTCTGCCGAAACAGCTATCATCGGCATAGGCATTGACCTTGACAGTGCACGCCTCTACGTTCGTGACGCTATTAGCGAAAAGATGTACCCAGATGAGATTTACGACGCTCTCTTCGGAATGGCTCAGATGTTAGGTGCAAAAGTCCTAGGTATTGAAGAAACTTCACTCAACGAGTTCATCAAACAACCTATAAAAAACGAAATGTTCCGCCGAGGTTCTTTCTTCGAGATTGTCTGGTTAAAAGCCAGAGGTGGGATGAAAAAAGAGTTACGAGTGAAAGAGCTCGTTCCATACTATCGAGGTGGTTATATTTACCACAATGCTTCATGTGCAACTATCAAGAAACTTGAACAGCAGCTCCTGATGTTTCCTAGGTCACGTCTTTGGGACTTAATGGACTGTTTGGCCTATATCATCGAAATGCTCGAATATGGAGAACGTTACTTTAGCCCTGGCACTAACAACGATGATCCAGAACTCGAATACAGCGAAATAACCTATGAACGACCTCTAGAAGGTTGGAGGATTATGCAATGAACGACTTTAATTCTCGCCTTTGTGACGAGCGTCACGAGCGTATAGATAAACGACTCGAACTGTTGGAGG